TGCTTCTCGCTCGCGATCTTCTCAGGCGAGTATCCGAACAGCGGGTTCTTGCCGAGTTGGTCGTAGTAGGCGTTGAGTTGGTCGCTGGAAGTCTTGAAGTCGGGCGTGTCGACGCCGCCCTGCCGCGCCATGGCGCGCATCTTGTTCGACAGGTCGTCGATCTGCGTCGTGACGCCCTGCAGGCCAGTCTGGATGTCGCGCTGCGCCTTCTCGTTGACGAGCGACGTGTAGTGCTGCGTCGCAGTCTGCTCCGCGCGCAGGTAGGCGTCCGCCCCGAGCGCGCCGCCGTACTTGTCGCGCATCTCGTTGGCGAAGGACGCTGCAGCCGCCTTGAACTTCTCCGGGCTGTCGCGGAACTCGTTGCGCATTTCGACCATGCGCTGCGACACCTGACTGGCAAGCCCCGTCTGGACGCCAGCCTCGACGGCGTGCTGATACGCCTTTCCCGCACGCCCCAGGATGATGTTGTTCGACGGCGTGGCGACCTGCACGTTGCCGTTCTCGTCGAGCGTGACGGCCTTCGCTGCGTCGGCCTTGCCGGCCTGCTCCGCGACCGACACGGACAGATCGTCGAGGCCCTGCCCGAGCGCCTGCAGGCCGGGACCAAGCCCCGGATTGTCGTAGCGCGTGCGCTCCAGAACGCTCGTCGCCAGCCGGGTCTGCGGCTGCTCCGTCGTCGCCAGAGGAACTTTCGGGATCGGAAGATCAACCATGCGTCACCCGAACTTGAGGCCGGCGAGGCCGGAAAGGATCGAACCGCCGGCGCCCAGAATGCCGTTCAGCCCCATTGTGTCTGCGACCGACTGCGACGACGACAGCGCCTGCATCCCGCCCATGCGGTACATCATAGCGTTCATGCGCTGCATCGCCGCGTCGGCGCGAATGTTCGATGTCTGGATCACGCGAGCGTCGTCGGCGCGTTGGTGAAAATTGTTCATGACCGCCGCCCCGGTCGGGCTAGACGAGTCCGTGCCGGCCGCCGACCGCACCGCCATGACGTTCGCCAGCGTGTCCGATGTCTGCTGGCGCAGATACGAATCGGTCTGCGTCGCCTTGAGATCGCCACGCGCCGCCGCGATCTCTGCTTCCTCGGCCGAAAGCATCGACGACATGAACGCCGACTTGCCGCGCGCTTCCGCGTTCGCGGCCCCCGCCATCCCGCCAGCCAGACCGCCGAAAGCCTTGAGGCCCGTCGCGGCGAGGGACAATCCTGCTGCTGCTTCGGCCATTACGGTGTGACCTCGCCAGTGATTTCGATGAGCGTGAACGGCCCCGGCCGGTCCACCGTGATCTCGACGGTCGGATCCCACGACAGGCCAATCGGCCGCGTCCAGTAGGACTTTTCCTTGATGACGGGCTGGCCGGACACGTCGTCGCCCCACTCGTCTGCGGGGAAGAACCGCGACCCGATCCAGAAGCCAGTCCCGTTGTGCGCAACCGCCATCGCCTTTGCGACGTTCCGGCGGTTCGTCCGCTGCTTCATCGTCGGGCCCTGCGGCGCGACTGGCGCCCAGATTTCCACGACGCTCGATCCCCAATAGAGCCCGGCCGTCAGCGACGCGCGCGTCATGTCCTCGCCATCGATGCCAATCACGTTGCCGAGCGCGTCAATCGACCGCAGACCGAGATCGCGCGCGCCGTCCATCAGCGTCACCTGCGATCCGGCCGGCAGGAACCAGAACGGCCCGCGCCCGCCCGTCACCAGCGCGGCGGGAGGCGAAGCGACCGACACAGACGCATCGAGCCATGCCGCGTCGCGTTCGATCTCCAGGATCTGGTGCGTGCCGTAGGTCGAGCAGTAGAGCACGTCGGACCCGTCCGTTTCGATCCAGTCGACCGTGCCCTGCGATGTCCACGGCGCCCACCCGATGAATACCCGCTGTTGCGTGCTCATCAGCTTGCCGACGACCAGCGCGCCGTCCGCGTTCACGACGTAGCAATAGCGCTCCGGGTGATCGCCATCGCCAACCGCGATCTCAAGCGCGAACGGCGACGAGAACAGATCGGTGTGCTCGTAGGAAATGTCCTCGGACACATAGGGGCGCGAATAGGAGCCAGTCGCCCGCACCGCCGAGCAGCGGTTGAGGCCGGCGTTGATGAACACGATCGAGTCCTGCATCGTCACAGGCGGGATCGCGGAACAGCCATCGTCGGAGAACTTGCGAAACTCGACTGACCCCGGCTTGAGCGGGTTCGACGCCGAGATCGGGATCTGGAAAATGCCGCGGTCGGTGAACACGAACTGATCGCCCCAGCCGACGACATGCCGCACACGCGGGCGGCCGGGGATGAACTCGAGGATTGCGGCATCCGCCGATGCGCCTGCTTCCGGCTGTGAACCTGCCGCCCCGGCATCGACCCAGAAGATGTCCGTCGCGTCGATCGCGCTTTCAAGAACGGCCTCCCGCATCTGAGGGAAGTCGCACATGATGAGCCGGCCGCGATCATACGACCCCGCGCGCGGCCACCCGCGCAGGTCTGACATGAACTCCTCGAGCCATTGCACGGTCGGCACAGGCAGGGTCGCCGCAGTTGGCGCCGCCGTGAAAGCGGATGAGCCAATCGGCGAAACCAGCGTGTCAGAGCTCGTCCACGTCGGCGCGACCTTGATCGCGGACATCAGGACGCCCGTCACAGTCTTTGCCCCGGCGTCGACTTTGCCGATCTCGATCTTGATGTTCTGCTTCTGCGCGGTCGCGATCTGCCCGACCTGAAAGGCTTCCGTATCCGCGACCGTGATCACCACGGCATCAGGCAGGCGATAAGCGACTTCCGCAACAGCGTGCGTCGGGTCCGTAATCGACGTGATCATGACCTGCTGGCCGAGGATAGACAGGCGCGCGCCGACCATTTCCGCCGTGAAATAGGCGCTTTCGACTTCGAGATTGATCGTGCCGGAAACGTCGTCGTACTTGATCCACTGGCCGGGCAAGGACAGCCGATAGAACGGCTGCTTCGACTGCGCGCCCTGCGTCGCAAATGCGAACGGGAAAAAAGACCACGAATCGGCAACGTCGTCGTAGCGCACGACCTGCGGCCGGTTCCCGTCCAGAAAAATCACGATGTCGTTCTTGGCCTGCACCACCGACATGTCGCGATAGTTGCCGGCGTTCCAGCTATACTGGACCGAGATGTTCTGGGCGACGACAGCGCCGTTCTCGTCATAGACGTTGATCTGGCCGTCGGGAAACTCGATTCGGAACTTGCGACCGAACGCCATGCGGACGATCTTGAACCGCTTGCCCGTCATCGCCTGCAGCGCATTGCGGCCCGAGCGCGGAACGGGGGCGCCGGTCGACAGGGTGCGCCAGTTTTTTTGCACCTTCGCGCCGCTCGCGACGCTTTCGATGTCCGTGCGCCGACGCGCCGTGTTGTTGACCTGCCCGCCCGAAAAATCAGCGTGAGCGAAGGTGATGGTGCGGCCCATGCGTCACCACCAGCCGAAGCCGACGCGGCGGGACTTCCTGCGCTTGAGAAGGCCGGACGTGAACCCCGGCTGCGCCTTCTCCTCACTGTCCGAGCGGGACCGCGCAGCCTGTAGGGCGATCATAGCCTGCTTGTCGGCGCGGTCCGCTTCGTCGGTGTCATTGTTGAGCGCGCGGTAGCACGCCGCCTCGATCTTCAACCGCAGCGCCTCGCGAAAGCCAACCGACCACGGCTGGCCGCCCACTGGAAACGGCACGTATTCGCATGTGGCGCCGGCCGGGGCGACAGTGTGGATCAGGTCGCCGAGAACACGGTAATCCAGCCGCGGGGCCTTTCGATGGTCCTCGCCGATCAGCGCGGACGAGCGCGCATCGGGGTAGATCAGCGCCGCAAGATCCGTGCGCCAGACGTTCACAAGAAACATGCAGTCGTTCGGCTTCACGAACTTGTCGGCATAGCCAGGATATTCGCTATCTCCAATGCGGGTCAGCGCCTGCAACTGCTTTGCAAATTTCCAGTTGTGCGCGTAGAGCAGCGTTTCGACGGCGCGCTCATACGCCTCGCTGGCGACGATCCATTCCGACGAACTATCGTCGGCGGCCTGCACGGGGTTGTTCCCCGTGGCGATCAGGGCCGAGTTCATGATGCTGATTTTCTCGGAAACCAGCGTCGAAGTCGGAACCGTGCGGACAAGGCCCTCCGTCGCAATAGGAGTGCCGCCATCCTCGGTCGCGATGTAGGTCGGGATCGTCGCCATGCCCGCACATTCAGGCGCGTCGGGCGGTCCAGCAACGCACTAGCGCCGGCAGTCCCGCACGCCCATTCGGATCAACTGCCAGCCGTAGAGCGGACGAAGTTCGTCGCTTTCGAGCAGACCATTCCTGACGACGAGATCGCGCACGAGCCGGGGCAGCACCGCGAGGAACGCCGGAACCGTATCGCCGCCATACCCACGCGGCCGATGAAACCAGAGTGTCGTATCGGGATAGACGCAGGCGCCGCTATTGCCGAGGCGCAGCACGCAGGCCGAGACGCAATCTCCGCGGATTTCGTCACGAGCGCCGCCAGCCAGCGCATTGCGCATGAGGTAGTCGGCCACGCGCCCGCCCGGATCGCTCGGCCTGCCCCACTCGGAAGCGGCGGCAGGCGTGGCGAGGATGAGCGCAGCGAGGGCGACCCGCCTCACAGCGCGATCCTCCACAGCACGGGCAGGTTGTCGTTCGCGAAGGCGAAGCGGACGCCGTTGTCGTTGGCTGCGTAGCTCGCCCCCACGACGCTCTTTGCCTTCAATGTCGCGTCGGGGAGACGCTTGCTGTAGAAGGAGAGGGACGCAACATGGCCATTGAGCCAATATTGCGTTCCGCTTGTCTGCGAGCCGAGATAGGCGGAAGAAATCGCGGGTGATACAAAAACGCCCGCGTCCGAGGCGACCGTATTCCCGTTGAACGTGACTGACCTGCCCCCGGCAGCCCACGCCACCGCCGCGCGCAATGGCGCTGTAATCGTCGGCGCTGCTGCAACATCAAGCGCCGCGCTGTTGTTGTAAGTGCGAACCTTGTTGGTGGCGCCGAAATAGTAGAGCGGAAAATTCGCCCCGTTCGAACCGATGAACGCCGTGGCCGTAACAGGCGACGCCATGTCGGAAACCTGCACGATTGCCGAGCCAGAGCCCCCCTGCAACGCCGTCAACGCCGGGCCGGTCAACTGCGCAACAGTCTCCGCACGCGACGCCCCCGGCATGAAAGGCGTCGCAAATGTGCCTTTCTCCAACTGCCAGCGGTTGAGCGTTCCAGTTTTCGAGACGTTGAACGTGCCGCCGACCGTCACATTGAACACGAGCGGCGTGCCGGGCGTGTGCGTGCCGAGCCCGGTCGCCGAGCCTGTTCCCGCCGCTATCGTCGCCGTGCCGGTTCCGATGGCCCAAAGAACATGCTGCCCGGTCGTGAGCGTCACGGTCTGGTTCGACGGGCTCGCAGGCGTCGTCAGATACTGCGTGCGCGCCTCGAATACTTGGAGGCCCGCGCTTGTCAGAACCGGAACGTCCGTCGAATAGGTGTTGTAGCTCGAGCCCGCATCGTCCGTGTAATAGCTGTCCGTGTCCTGCGACGCTCGCGTGAAGGTGATGCACGCGGCGAGGGTGGCGCACTGGCCCGTATAGGTCTGCGACGTGAAGTCGAGCGTGGCGACGGGCGAGATAGAGCCGCCCATCACGACAGAGCGGCGGCCACCTTCCTCGATCAGCTGCGCGTGGGCGAACGACGAAAACCCGGCCGCGAGGCCGAGCAGAAGGCCGACGAGGGCCGCGAGCCGCTTCATGTCACGGAACCCCGACGATCGTCACCACGCGGGCGGCCGCCTGATTCACGGCCGATGCATTCGTGCCGGAGCGCACCTTGAACCAGCGGGCGCCAAGCATCTTCGCAGGCGACGAGATCACGATGTATTGACTTGCCGCCGCCGTGACCGTCACTTCCGTTCCAGTGTCGTCGTAGAGGTTGTTGTACGTCGTGCCGTCCGCCGACACCTGGAAGGTCAGGTTAGCCGTGGTCCACGCAGCCGGCATGATGATCGCGAACAGACGATTGGGCCCGAGATCGACGGCGCCGGAAAGCGACGCGCCGTTGGCGATGGTGACGGTGACGGGGCGGACGGCGAGATCGCCAGCGGCATAGGCCGGCAGGGCGAACAGAAGCGCGATGAATGCGAGCCAGATGCGGCGCATCGACAGTCTCCGAAAATGATTGGGGCCGGGGCGCGAACCCCGGCCCCTTCGATGTCAGGCGTCCGGTGAAGCGGGGCCGGCGTCCTGACCCGAACCCGCGCCACGACGGCGCCGCGGCTCATCGGCCGGGGGAGGGTCGTCGGTCAGGTGGCCGTTCGGCGTGAGCGCCCATTCTTTCGGGAAAGTCGAACAGGCGTAGTTGGCGTCGACTTCGAAAAGCAGTTGCTCCTCGACCTTGCCGGCCTCGTCCTTGTAATACGCCTTGACGCGCATATCGGGCATGTTCCGCTCCTACTCAGCAGTTGGAATCGGGGCTGATCCACGACAGCGCCGTCACGGACGGCGACGTGCCGGCCAGGACCGCGTAGAGCCGCAGATAGCGATAGACGATGCGCTGGCGCAGGTTCGTGAACGGGAACACCATCATCGTGCCGGCCGGGCCCACCGAAGGCAGGACGACCGGGGACGCGCCGATGATCGTGGCGATCGTGCGCACGGCGCCGAAGTTCTGCGACTGCAGGATCTCGACGTTGCCGTTGCCCCACGAACTGTCGTTCGAGCCGAGCAGGTGGAAGGTGTAGGTTTCGTCGGTAGCCGACACCTTGAGCGCAGTCAGATCGAGCGCCCAATAGCCCTCGATGCGGCCGAGGCCGACATCAAGTTGCGTAGGGTCGCCGAAATAGCCGGTCGACGTGATCGTGGCCGCCGTCTTGGGCGTGGCCGCGGCCATGAACGAATTGGCCGCATCGAACGGCGCGATGAAGTTCGGCACGTTGAAGGGCATAGAGTTGGCGGAAAGCGCCATTGTCGTATCTCCAGAGGTTTGCCGGACGCGGCGGCCGAAGCCGCCGCAGGCGCGTTACGCGACGATGGCCGCAGCCGTGACGGAGGTCAGACGCGCGACAGCGCGCGGGTGCTCACGGGCGATACCCCAGTCCCACTTGATGTGGGTCGAGCGGAACGGGGCGCCGATCAGATCGCCTTCCGGGATGACCGAAAGCGGGGTCTGCTCGATGGCGTAGAGGCCGCCGTCGCGGAGCGAGACGCAGTAGATCGAAGCCGTCACCGCCGAACCGCCGCCGCTCGCCACTTCGTTGAAGGGCAGCATGTCGGGGGTGTCGTCGGGCTCGTAGCCGAACAGGATCGGCAGGCCCTTGAACTTCAAGGTGCGGCGGCCGAGCATGTCCTTGTCGTCGCTGTAGGTGATCGTGTTGTTCACCAGCGACGGGTTGCGCGCGGCGGCATCAAGGTACGGCATCAGGCCACGAGGCATGATCCAGTGGGTCGGCTTGTTGACGAGCCAGTAGAGGATGTCGAGATTGGCCAGCGACAGCGCGCCGCCGCCCGAAGCCGCGGAATTGTGCAGAAGATTGCCGCCCGTGCCCGCGTTGGTCGCGAGATTGGTGCAGCGGACCTGCAGGCCGCTCGGGGTCGCCGGGTTCGAGGCGTGGTCGGACTTGATGAAGTTCGTCGAGAACGACTGCGCCAGCGCGGTCGTCTTGAGCTTGATCTGACGCGCCTCATGGCCGGGGCCGAGGCGGTCGATCAGCGCGCGGTCGACCTTCACGTATTCGTCGATGAAGAACGTGTCCTCTTCGCGAAGGTTGAAGTTGCCCGTCGCTTCGCCGCCGGCCGTGTTCAGGCCGCGGAAGCTCACGCTCGGCAGACCGGCGATGTCCGTGAAGGCGCGCTTGCCCTGCGTCGCGGGCAGGAACGGCACGGCGGCCATGAGGTCCGATTCCGCGACCATGTTCTCGACGAAGATGCGGGTGGGGTCCGCCTCGTCCATGGTCTTTGCGTACTCGAGCAGCGTGATCGGGGCGCTGACCGAAGAGTATACAGTCGCCATTATCTATCTCCTGTCAGGAAGCCTTGCGGCTCGGAACCGCCTGGGCCCACTTCTGCTCGAAGGTCATCTTCTCGAAGCCTTCGATCTTCTGATCGCCCGTCTCACGGCCCGTCCCGTTCAACGAGGTCACACCCTGGTTCGCGAGCGCCTTCTGAATCGTCTCCATTCCCTTGACGATTTCAGGGGTCACGAACATGAACGCCATGTTGCCGCCGATGTCGTCGCCGAGCAGGCCCTTGACCCACGTCGTCAACGAGTCGATGCGCTGCTGCGCCTTGTCGCCGAGCGCCTTGTCGCGCGCATCGGTCGCCTGCTTGAGCATCTGCATCTGATGCTGCTGGTGCATCGCGTCGAGCTTCACGAGCTCCGTCGCGCGCTGCTGAAATTCCGCCTTCGTCCAGCCCTCGGCCTTCGCCATCTCACGCAGCGCGGGCCAGCGAATGTCGTCCTGCGCGATCTGGAACCCATCGGGGAGTTTCAGATCGGCCGGCGCCGCGAACGCATAGTCGTCGGCCTTTTCGGGCACGTCGGCCTTGCGCGCTTCCGCGGCCTTTTCGATCTCGGAAAGCTTGTCGAACCGCTCCTTGAGCGCGTCGAACTTCACGCCCTTTTCCGGCTCCCACATCGTTTCGGGGAGCCATTCGGGGCGTTCAGCGACGACCGCGGCCGGGGTCGACGGGGACGCGACGGAGGGATCGCTCGACGAAGGCTGCGGGCTTGCTGCCGGGTCGGGTTGCGAGCTCTGTTGCGTCGGTTCGATCATCGTCATCCTGCCGCTTCGCTTCGGGGACGTACTGCAGCACTTGCAGCAAATCCGACGCGAATTTGCGGCGACCCTCCTGAACCCACAACGCACCGAGTTCTATGCCCGCTGGCGCCGTGCGCTGGAGCTCGTCGACAAGCAGCTGGCGAAGGAAGCGCGCTTCGCCATAGAGGCCGAGCATCGCAATGCCCTTGCGCACTTCGTCGTCGGTGTAGACCGTCACGCCTTGAGGCTCCTGAAATCAAACTGAGGCGCTTGCGGCGCGGGTCCGGCAGGGTTGACCGGGCCGCCTGCTGGCTGTCCGGGAACGTCAGGAGCGCCGGGCGCCTGTCCGCCGAGAAGCTGCTTGATGTTGCCGATAGCCTGCTGCATCTGCGCGGGGTTGCGCTTCGCCCACAGCTTCGTGACGCCGAGACGAGACGCCAGATTGTCCGCCGTCGCTTCCGCGTCGGTGATCATCTTGATTTCCTCGGGGAACGCGCCGCCGGCAAGCTGCATGAACTTGGCGAACTGCGCGACTTCCTGCTGTTCCGCCGCGCGCTGCGCGGGATTGAACGGCATGACTGAAACCTTCTGGCTGTTGACGACGATCGGCTCGATTTCGCCGCGGCGCTCCAGCAAGAACCGGAACCGCTTGAACGAGCCGGCGCAATATTCGGCCCAGAACGTCAGGCCCGGCGTACCGATGCGCTGCTGCGCGCGCGTCATCTCGTCGAGCCACTGGCCGAGCGTCGGCGGCGTCTTGCCGGTCTGTTCGGGGAAGTCCAGGAAGTGCAGCCGCTTGACCCGCTGCTCCAGTTCCTGCGCCTCGAAAATCGCGGCTTCCGGCGAGTTGGGCGTGTAGATGTTCTTGATCGCGTCCTCGGTGCCGGGGCGGACCTTGTACGCCTTGCCGTTCTCGATGCCTTCCTCGATGTTGACGAAGCTGTCGTCGGGCCATGCGAGCGCGGGGTCGACCGAATTGTCGACGTTCTTGATCTTCTTGGCCGACAGTTCGTCGATCGTCCGAAGTTCCTCCAGCGACTCAATGGTCGGGCCGGACGCCCACGCCCATTCCGTCGTCGCGCCAAAGCGGCCGATCACGAGCGGGAGCCGTCGCCCTTGAGCACGTTCGATTCGATCTTCGTCTTGTCGATCAGAAGCACGTACTGCCATTTTTCGGTCGGCGCCTCGTCATAGAGCCGCCAGAACGCCCAGATCGCGCAGCACGCCTTCTTGGGCGATTCCTTGATCTTCTGCTCGATCTCGGCCGGCAGGCTCGACTTCCCGACCAGAGCCTTGATGCGGCGATACGTGGTCCAGCGAACGATGAACCGATCATCGACCTGCCCGTCAGGTCCAAGGTTCATCTCGAGCTCGCGCAGCGGCACGGACATGCACTGGATCGGCTCGCCCTGACCGGGATCTTTGATCCACGTGGCGATCTGGCCGAGCCCGAGATCGGGCTTCGCGCCCTTGCCGAACTCCGCATAGAAGTTCGACGCGCCGATCGCTGCAAAGATCGCCGTGGCCTGCGTCTCGGCATCGGCTTCCGCCTGCTTCACCAGCTTCGGGTCGAGCCCGGCCGTGACGACCTTCTGCTTCACCCACGGCTCGGCCTGCGGCATGAACGTGTTCAGGACGACGGTCGGGAAATCGCCGGCGACTTCCTTGCCGAGCGACGTATTGAGCTCTATCGCGTCCTGCGGCTTCCACTGTGGCAGCGGCGACCGGCTCGAAACCATGCGGGAGCGGTGCGGCGCCGTGAAGAAATAACCCTCGCGCAGGTCGAGATCCATCATCGCCTTCTGGCGACGGGCATCCTCCAGGCGGTCGAGCGCTTCGACGGTCAGAGAATTGTCGACCTTCGGCGGCTTCCGATCTTCCATCTGGGGGTCATTCGCCACGGCCGGGCCTCACGCGAGCGTCGGAGTGGCGATGGCCTGCGAGCCCGCCATCGCGGAACGGCGGCCGAAATCACGCAGCAACTGCGTCGAGGCGGCCGACATATCCTGCTGGATGATGCCGCGCTGCTTGTCCTCGGCGATCAGCTGATTGTTGTAG